GCCTTGGTTCCGTTCACCACGCCGTAGTCCGTACACAGGAAGAACGTAACCTCCAGTTCGCGGATAGCCTCCAACACGTCGGGGTAGTACTCGTTCTCGCCCTTAGAGCCCTGATAAGAGGTCGTTCCACCGGCAAACGCCGTCGGTTCCATAACCTCGATGGCCGTAGTACCTACAAACGCCGAACCCTTAGCAGGACGGAAATTGGCCATAACCATCGACGAAGTGATGAGCCAGTTGTAGAGTTCGTCGTAGGTGCCAATCTCACCCGACTGGGCCACCATCTCGCCATAAGCCTGCGCCAGCGTGTAGGTGCCGTAAGGTTCGCCTGCGGCGTCCGTACCGCGGTAGTTACCGCGATAAATCGTAGCGATAAACTTCGACGTATCGTCAACACCCGCCTTAATGGCCAGGGCATAGCCGACCTTCAGGTTCTCCAGCGTACCGTTCGACAGTTCGCTCATATCACCCTCGGCGATGCCGTTACCCACAACACCCTCATTCAAGCACGTAAGGACGATGCTGTTGTTACCGCTGCCGATGGTAAGTTTCGCCGGAACGGTAGCGGCCGCACGGGTGTAGTACAGGCGCGGCGTACCCAGCGAACCGTCAATCGGCGTAAACAGTTTCTGCGCCAGGTCGGTAATCATGCCGCCGCCCATGAAGTCTGAGAAGTCTTCGAAATTCTCGAAAGCGTAAATGGCCTTGCGCCCGGAAGCGTCAACGCCAGCAATACCCGCGCCGCCAGCGAACTCGTACGTCGTGTCGCCTGCCTTCTCCTGAGAGAGGCCCGTGTCGATAATCATGACGCGGCCAAACGAGGCCACGTTGACTACCGAAGTAGGCTGGTAGACAGTGATTGCGTACGAACCCGGCTCAACGTAGGTTTTGCCATTCATCGTTACCACAGTACTCATAATGTTATATGTTTAGAAAGTTTGGTTTTATTCGGTTTTACCGTCGCCCGGGATTATCACTTCACCGCTAAACGGGTCGCAAATGTTATAATTGTAGCTGATGGCCTTTACGACTTGGGAGCGCAATCTTGTTGGAACAGTGACCTCGTATTTGAACGCCAGCGTGAGGGCTTTGTGGAATACCGTTGGCGGAATTATGTCCTGTTGAAGGATGATATCGCCACCCGATACTCGCGGGATGCGTAAACCTACCAAGTCGAGATTCGGGGCGTACATCAGCAGCATGGCTTTGAGTACGTTGTAGGCTATCATGGCCTCGGAGGCGTTATCCGACGTGATGAGAATTTGATACTGCGCATCCATCCACTGCGTGTACATGAACTGGTCGGCCTCAGCATCCCACTCCTGTCCTTCACCCAGAGGGGCGTTAGCGGCTTGTTCGCCGGGCAAAATGATGTGAACGGCCAGGGCGGTCGTGACCTGGGCGTTGTATCCCAGGTGGACCTCCAAATTCGCCGGATTAGAGAATATCTTGACCGCCTGGCGGAAATAGTTGTAGGCGTTCATGTGGATGGGTTGGCCGTCTTCGTTCTCGCCAAGCAGCTGGAAGAGGATAGTGTTCCGGACTTCTTGCGGCGTGGCTAACGCGATATCGTCGCGTATCATCTTCACGATGGCCGTCAATACGCGGGCGATAATCACCTCGGGGAGTATCAGTGCATCTACTTTCATAAGTTCTCCAAAAAGTTTACCGATTCGTTGTGTACTATGGTTTCGATGTCTGTTTGGTCGATGGCCTTGTCGGAGAACCGCCTTGCCGTCAGCCCCGGGAATATCCAGCTGAGCGGGTCGCTGTTCTTCGAAGCGCGTCGGAACGAAACATACATATTCTGGGTCGTACGTGCGTAAACGCCTGTCTGCTTGGTGATGCCCTCGTAGATGGAGTGCTTACGCAAATAAGCCGCATAGGCAGGCGAACGGTCTGTTGCGGCTATGGCCCGACGCTCCGTCGGGATGTTGTACGGCGTAGGAATCTGTGAGGCACGTAGCCGCTGCCCGGTTACGAACGTGCGGACCACGTCGTAAACCTCTTTAGGCATTTCGTCAGAAAATCCTGCCTGACCCACCGTGCCTGGCGTACCGTGACGGAACGGAACGGTCAAGTACCAATCGCCGCCAGGACGTAGTACCGTGCCGTCCTTACGCAGTACGGGTACAGTGTGACGGACTCGCGATGACCGCTGGAAATACTCCTTCTGGTCGAAAGGGGTTGCCCCGGCCTCCAGCATCACAGGTAATTCCCCTGTCAGGACAATCGACTTGGCGAAACGGCCGCGGTCGATAATGTTAAGATTTTGGAGGTACTCGGGGCGCGTGGAATTCAGCCCCTGCTTGGCCAGTGCTTGCCAGTTAGCGTACACAGCAGCCGTTACGGCTTGAACACAGAGTTCGGTTAGGTCGTCTATCTGGGCCTGTGTGAGACCAAACTGAGCACCTAAACCGCTAACGTCTATGTTGATTGGCCGTGCCATTATTTCACGGTGTTATCGTACGGAACATCACCGTAGCGCATGGGCGGGAACACATACTCGGCCTTGCGGCCAACTACCTTTACAGGCATCGCCGTCAACGCTTCACGCCGCGTGGCGCAAGGTTTTCCCTCGCGTACCTGCATGAGTTCGCGGTCAACGTCGATTATGTGATATACAGGATGGTGCTTGTAACGAATAGAAATGGTCAAATTACCGACTTTAGCGTTCGGGTCGTTACTTTCTACCATGCCGATTAAATCCTTGCTGAAAACGACCCTGTTCTTATCCAAACGGAACTCAGCTGTGGTAAGCGGCCGCAACGGTTCACCGTCGGCCACGTGGAGGAAGATGTCCGTTACCTCCAGTGGTTCATACACCGGATAAGCGAACAGTTCGTTACGGTAAATAGTAGGCCGCAATATCTCGGAGAAATAGCCCTCCAAATCCAGCAACACCACGCGGTCCATGAATCCCATACGGTCCACGGCGCGAGCGGTGATAGCCGCCGTACCGATGTTGAGTTCACTCCACTCTTCGTACTTACGGCGGTTGCCCATGGTCTGGGCGATGAGGCGCGTCTCGCGGCGATTGACGAAGAACCATCCACGCCCGTAGCAATTTTGACACGTGGACGACGCCTGGCCGCTGGTCTTATCGACACACGGGCAACGCATAGCGCGGTCGATGTAGGCGTCATACCCCTGGTCGTAAATAAGGCGTTCAAAACGCCCGACATCCCACCCCACGGCCGGACGCCCCGGTTGTGCGGGGGTCAGGCTCACGGGTGGGGTATCGACGAGCGAGGCACTCAATATGGGTTGTTTCTTGGCCATTATAAGACTTCAAAAGCTATACCGCGGTACTGGTTCTTCAAATTCGGCAACTGTTGGTTCAGTTCGTCGAGGTATTGTTTGATGCGGCCGCCGAAAAGGCCGCCCTGCGCCGAACGTGTCAACGGCGTGTTTTGCGACACCCCGTCAAGCGAAATACTCACTGACGACATGCCCACGCCGTATAGTACATCGCCCAGAACCGCCAGAACGTTCAACGACGCCAACTTAGATATAAAGTCCAGCAGGTCGGCGGGTATTTCGTCCCATCCGGTGACGTATTTCAGCCGCCAGTAGTTCGGGATGTACTTTTGACCAAACCACCCTAAGTTAGGAGCGATACCGTTGTAAACGTACGAATTCTGCGTCATGATGGCGCCCTTTCCGCTGCCTGAGTTGGGAATCAGCGAAATGTTACGATACACGGCTACCGAAGCAATCTTCTTGATAGATAACCACTCCGAGGGGTAGCGGGTCTGCATTACAGAATTGATGAAACCGCACAACGAATGAATACAGACCACGGGGTACATCGCACGAACGAAACCCCAGTTGTTCCACTCTTCGCGAATGTAGTCGCGGCTCTCCTCAATGACCTGCTTCTTGAGTTTGATAGAAAGGAGGTGTTCAACGCGGGCCTGGGCTACCTTGATCTGGGTCTTGATGGAAGACTCCGAAACCCGCTGGCCGTCGGGCGAACACATCGGAATGCCGAAAAGGTAGTTTTCGGTCAACTCCGAAGGACTTATCACGAGGCCCTCGTTCTTGTTGTAGAGGATGTCTAATTGAAGAGTCATTTTGGTCTGTTTTGCGAGTCGTAACGGTAAGACGAGGAAACTACTCCTCGACGGCGACAGCGGCCTTGTATTTCTTTACCAGATAGGCTGCCATCAATTTGGAGTTCTTCTTGAATTTCTTGTACTCGTCCTCGGGGTATTCAGCCTCGGCGGCGGTTTCGAGCATCTCTTCGAGCGACATGGCACGAATCTGGTCAATGATTGCCTTGTCCTGGTCCTCGGCGGTTTCAGCGGCCGGAGCGGCGTCTTCCTTTACGGCCTTACCAACGGCCAGCCACTCGGGGAGCGTCAGCAGATGACGAGCACAGACTTCGGATACGTTTATTTCGCCGTTACGGTCGATTTGAATAGTACCGTCAACAGGAACGGTAAGGCGCGAACCATACAGGGACGCATTACTGGTTTTCAGTTTCATGGTTTACGATTTAATGAAAAACAGGAGCGGGGCTACCCCCACCCCTGTTTCTCGGTTGAACGATTGTTGCGTTAGTTGGAAGCGCGGCCGATGTTGATGAGGCGAACCATCTTCTTCGGTGCGTACAGGAACGGCGTACCGTACAGCAGCACCATGAAGCGGTACGCGGGCGACAGAATCGCCAGGTCCATCTTCATCAGCGGGGCCAGCTGAGCGAACTCGATGACCTCGTTGTCGAACTGTACCAGGAACGCCTGGTCGCAGTCGGGCAGGAAATAGTTGTTGTCACGGCACAGGTCGCCGGCAGCGCCTGCATAGCCAAGTTTCAGCTCAGCCACCGAGATGTCGAAAATCGGGTAGAACTTGCTGTCCTTGGTACCGCCTTTCTTCGTGCGGTAAATGCGATAGCCCGTAGCCGGGTGAGCGTTGTCGGTAATCGAGAACTTGAGGTCGACGGCCGAGCCTGCCGTTACGGCAACCGGGGTCTCGTTGACTACCAGCGACGACTCGCCGTGGCGGTTGATAGCCGCGATAGCGTAAACGTAGTTGCCGGCGTCCTCCGAGTTGAATTTAGAGGTCGTCGTGTCAGCCACAACCGTAGCCGCAGCAGCAGGGTCCCATACGGGAGCGGCGGGCGACTTGGGATGCGTGGACTGAGCGCCAGCCATCTTGAACGGTGCCTTTTTGAAGAAGACGTCGTAGTTGAGGCCGATGCGGCCGAACTGCGAGTCGAACGCCTGAACACGCTGACCCATGATACCGGCGCTGGTCTGGGCGGTGTTAGGCTGGATGAACTTGTTGCCGTAGAACGTCTTGACGAAGTCCGACAGCACGGCAGGGGG